CAATTTGCATATGCTAAATTGGCATCAGAGATAGATAGTTGTGATGATCGTGAAGAATTAAAAAATATTGCAAAATCTTTTTGCAAATTATATTATAAGCAACAAGAAACAATGAAACTAATAGGAATAGTAGATGGCAACTAAAAACATTACTTTTGATCCTGATTCAGGAGTTCCTTACGGATTAAATTTGACCATTTATGGTGGGTCAGATTTTTCAACAAACTTGAATGTTTTAGATACATCAAATTCTGCTTTTAATTTAACTGGTTACACTGGATCAGCAGCAATATCAAAAAGTGTTGCCGTTGGTGCAACACTTGGAATAACTACTTCATTTACTGTGGGACTTACTAGTGCATTTGATGGTAAAATGTTAATATCATTAGGAAGAACTGATACTAGGAATTTAAACGAAGGTAGGTATATGTATGATGTCTTAGTTAGTTCTGGGTCCACTGTGTATAGTCTTGCCAATGGGAATGTTTATGTCTACAATCCCGTTTCATCAGCACCATAAATACAGTTAGGAAACTTGTGAATACATGGCACAACCAGCAAGTAGATCAGAATTAATTAATTATTGCAAAAGGCAATTAGGGGCTCCTGTCCTTGAAATTAACGTTGCCGATGAGCAAGTAGATGATCTTGTGGACGATGCTCTTCAGTATTTTCATGAAAGACATTTTGATGGAGTAGTTCAAACATATTTAAAATATAAGATAACTCAAGAAGATATTGATAGGGGTCGTGGGAGAGGAGGAAATAATCCGATAGGAATTGTAACTACTACAGCAACTTCTACTGTTGGAATTGCAGCAACTTTTTCCTGGGAAGAAACTAGCAACTTTATTCAAGTTCCACCCTCAGTAATAGGAATTAATAAAATTTTTAGATTTGATAATAGCACCATATCGGGAGGAATGTTTAGTCTAAAGTATCAACTATTCTTAAATGATTTATACTTCTTCAATTCTATGGAGATGTTATCATATGCAATGACAAAAACATATCTTTCCGATATTGATTTTTTATTAAATACTGAAAAGCAAGTGAGATTTAATCAAAGACAGGACAGACTGTATTTGGATGTTGATTGGGGAACTGTGCAATTAGGTGAGCATATTGTTCTAGATTGTTGGAGACTTTTAGATCCAAATGATTTTACACGAGTTTATAATGATTCATTTTTAAAAAAATACTTGACTGCTCTCATTAAAAGACAATGGGGTCAGAACTTAATTAAATTTCAAGGAGTTAAACTTCCAGGTGGAATTGAATTAAATGGAAGACAAATATATGATGATGCTGAAAAAGATTTGCAAATAATCAGGGAGCAGATGTCCAATACATATGAACTTCCACCTCTCGATATGATAGGTTGACGTTATGGTATTAAATCCATTTTTTACTCAAGGAACATCATCTGAGCAAAATCTTGTTCAGGATTTAATAAATGAGCAGTTAAGAACTTATGGAGTGGATATTTTTTATCTACCCAGAAAATACTTATCAGAAAATTCTGTTATTAGAGAGGTGGTTCAGTCGAAGTTTGATATAGCACTTCCTCTTGAAGCATATATCGATAATTACGATCAGTATTCTGGAGCAGGAAATTTACTATCAAAATTTGGTATCGAATCTAAAGATGAAGTAAGACTTATAATTTCAAGAGAACGATTTGAGAATTATATAACTCCATTAATTCAAGATCAGACAAATATAAAATTATCAACAAGACCCAAGTCTGGAGATCTTATTTGGTTTCCACTTGATGATAGAATTTATGAAATTAAAGATGTTGAGTATGCAAAACCATACTATCAACTACAAGATCTTTATGTCTATGAATTATATTGCGAACTCTTTCAGTTGGAGGATGAAGTTATTGCAACTGGAATTGAAGAAGTTGATAATAATTTAATTGGTGAAAATTATGATGGACAAACCGATGATGGTATTAATACCATTCAAGGTCCTACGCAAACACTCACTTTAGTTGGTGCCGGAGTAACTGCTGTAGCAACTGCTGCTATCTTTGATGGTGGTGTTAGATTATTCACTATATCTAGTAGGGGTGGTGGGTATAGTAGCGTCCCTACAGTGGGCGTCACGTCCGCTCCAGCGGGTGGTACAACAGCAGTTGGTATCGCCACCATGATTGGTGGTATTAATGTATGTAACCTCAATGCAAATCCAAGATTACAATCAGTTCAGGCAGTTAATATTGCCAATTCTGGTGCAGGATATACTGTAGCACCTGGAGTAAGATTTTCTGGTGGAGGGGATGGAGTTGGAGCAGCTGCTACAACCACAATTGGAGATGGTGTTGTAGGTATTGTAACAGTAACAGCAGGTGGTTCTGGATATGTATATAATCCAGCAATTAATTTTACAAATGAAGTATTTTTAACGGGAGTCGCTACAGTTTCTGCTGCTGCAACTGCCATAGTTAGTGCTGCTGGAACTATAACTAACATCTATATTACAAATGCTGGTCTTGGATATTCTGTAGCACCAACCATTGTTGTTGGAAGTTCTGAGAGTACTGGATCTGGAACATTTGCATTCAATGAAATAGTGAAAGGATCTTCAAGTGGAACCACAGGAAGAGTTCGTACATGGAATTCTACAACAAATGTTCTTGAAGTGGGAACTGTTACTGGAGAATTTTCTGTTGGAGAAAATATAGTTGGCGCAACTTCCAAAGCATCTTATGCACTTAGAATTGCTGATGCACAACCAGCTGATGATGGATTTGCAGACAATATTAATATCGAAACGGAAGCAGACAAGATAATTGACTTTAGTGAGCAGAACCCATTCGGGATGCCCTAAATAAAGATATCTTAAGATAAAGATATTGTAGGTTTTAAAATGTTTGAATATTTTTACAACGAAATATTGAGGAGGACCATTATATCTTTTGGCACACTCTTTAACAATATTAGCATTAAGCATGAAGACTCTTCAGATAACGTTGTAAGCGTTGTAAAAGTTCCTTTGGCATATGGACCTACCCAGAAGTTTTTGGCTAGGATGGAGCAGTCTCCAGACCTCAATAAACCCTTTGCAATTACTCTGCCAAGGATGTCTTTTGAGTTTACCGGATTAACTTACGATCCATCAAGAAAAGTATCTACAACTCAGACATTTACTGTAAAAGATCCAAATGATGGGACTGAGACTAAGAAATCATATATGCCAGTTCCATATAACATGCAGTTTGAACTGTCTGTTATGACAAAGTTAAATGATGATGCACTTCAAATTGTAGAACAAATTTTACCATATTTTCAACCAGCATATAATTTATCAGTAGAGTTGGTCGAAGCAATTAAAGAGAAAAGAGATATCCCAGTCATCTTGGAAAATATTACTATGCAAGACGATTATGAGGGGGATTTTACATCTAGAAGAGTCCTTCTTTATACATTTAGATTTACTGCTAAAACATATCTATTTGGTCCAGCATCCACTGCAACCAAGGACATCATCAAAAAGGCTACTATCAGTTATCTTACTGGAACGGATACTTCAAACACAACAAGAGAAGTTTCGTACTCCTCAACTCCAAGAGCAATCAAAAATTACACTGGAGATGCGGCAACCACTCTTAGTGCAGACATAACTATATCTGCGAAGACATTTGAGGTCGCTAATGGTTCTACATTAACTAAAGGAACTTATATTGATATTGATGGAGAGGAGATGTTCATCAAATCTATTAGTGAGAACAAAATTACAGTCAATCGTGGTCAGGACGGAAGCACTATTACAACTCATTTAGGTGGGGCATCTATTCATAAGATTGATGCTGCAGATGATGCTTTGATTGAGGTTGGAGATGACTTTGGATTTAGTGGTGGTATCTGATGGCATCTATGACAAAAAAATTTGACGGACTAAACGAAACCTTTAACACTGATGATGATCTTCTTCATCCAGAAGTTATAGAAAAAAAAGTAGAGAAGATTAGAAATACTGTTGATGATGTAAAAAAAGATTATGATTATACAAGAGGTAATTTATATTCTATAATTGAAAAGGGGCAAGAAGCAATTAATGGTATTCTTGAACTTGCACAAGAGAGTGAAATGCCTAGGGCATATGAAGTTGCTGGTCAATTAATTAAGAACGTGGCTGATGCCACTGATAAATTGATGGATCTTCAGAAAAAACTAAAAGATGTTGAGGAAGAAAAACAAGCAAAGGGACCATCAACTGTAAACAATGCATTATTTGTTGGATCAACTGCAGATCTAGCAAAAATGTTAAAAGATGGACTTAAGGAAGAAGATAAATAAATCTGGGAGAGAAATCCCAAAGTACAAAAGTTACTAATAGAATGTCTAAAGAAGAATTGCCTTCTATTGATGATGAGATCATTAGTGATCTACCATCAGTCGAAGATTTTATAACAGAAGAGAATGCAGAGGAACTCCCTTCTGTTGAAGAGTATATTGAAAAAGAAGAAGTTGTAGAAACTGTTGAAGAAGAAGTAGAGCAGGCAACAGATCTAACAGAAATTGTACGTCTCATTAATGACGTAAGAAAAGATATACCAGATATTCCAGAAGTAAAATATTATGATGCAGAGTTAGAAAAACTTTGTGAAATTGTAGATCAAGTAAGATCGGAAATACCAGAAGTCAAATCATATGATTCTGATATTGAAGCAATTTGTGGTGAGATAGATCTTGTAAAAGAAAATATTCAAGATTTACCTGAAGTCAAGTACTATGACGAACAGGTCACTTTAATTGAAGATAGAATTGATACTCTTCAAACAGAATTAACAAACCTTCCAGAAGTCAAATATTATGATAAAGAGATTGAAGCAATCTGTGAGGCTATTGATGCTGTAAAGTCCCAGATTCCTAAGTTTCCTAAGTGGGTAAATGAAGTAAATGAAGTTCCAGATTTTTCTTGGATTGGAAAAACCTTTAGTGTAATTGATGATGATTTTATAAAGGTTAATGATACAATTGATGGACTGCAGACAAAGGTTGACTTTGATTTAAATGAATTATCTGAAGATATTGATAAGAAATATTTTGAGAGTTCTGTAAAAGTTACTACTCTTGATGAAAAAGTCAATGTTAGAATAGATGAAGAGAAAGATAAAATTTGGAAAGAACTTAGATCATCCTCTCTTAAGATATGGGAATATCATAAAGAGTTTAAGGATGATGACAAAAAGTTAAAGAAGCAAGTTCTTGGTGAATATAATACTCTNAANCAAAATATTAANAAAGAACTTAAGGAGATTAATTATAGTAGTGTAAAAACTGACGAATTACTTCTTAAGTATTTTAATGAACTAAAGGGTGAGATTTCAGGTCTTCCAGAAGTTAAGTATTATGATGAAGATATTAAACATGTAAGATCAGACATTAAGGGTCTGTATAAACTTGTTGAGGATATAAAAGAAACTAGTAAAATATTACAAGAAGAACAAAAGTTACTAGCAGAAACTAATGTTCCATTAGGTGAAGATCCTCCAGGTACAAAAAATCCAGACCCACTCACTCCACTTAATCAAAATTTCGTAACACTTGATCAACTGCAGCAACACTATAAAAGATTTGTAGAAAGAGTTCAATATCAACTTGGATCTATCGGTGGTGGTGGAGAGACAAGACTTCAATATCTTGATGATATTGTTGGTATTGCTACCAACCTCAATGCATATGATGGAATGGTTCTTCAGGTCGATGTAAATGGGCCTGCAGGGAAGAAATTTAAATTTGGTGGAAGTGTTGGTGCAGGGGGAACATGGTCCTCTGATGCTATTGGTGTTAGTACCACTAAGAATGTTGGTATTGCAACAACTGCTAGAACTGATTTTGCACTTTATGTTGGTGGAGATCAATATGTTGATGGAAATGTAACTATTGGTGGAACACTCAGAACTGAAAATAAAATTAATGTTGATTCTATTGGTATTGTAACTGCTAGAACTCAAATAAATGTTGGATATGATTATGAAAGTGGTCCTGGTGTTGGAGTAACAATCTTATCTTCTGGTAGTGCTGATTATGCCGGAATTGTAACTGCTTCAACTGTTAAGGCATCTACTGCATTCTATCCACCATTGTATACAACAACTGCTAGAGATGCTGGAACTTTCTCACAAGGTGCTATTATTTTCAATACGACATCATTAAAACTTGAGTTTTATAATGGAACTTCTTGGCAGTCACTACCAGGTATGACTCTTGGTCTTACTGTGGCACTTGATGGTTGATAAATAATAAGGAGTAATTACTCTCTTGAATGAAAAAGAACGGTCGCTGTCCTGAGGGACAATACTATTGCTACACTGATGAGAAGTGTAAACCTATCCCTAAAGGGTTTAAAATGGTTGGCCGCTCTGGATATCTCCGTAAGGAGAATGGTCATTCCGTAGATGACAATACCGAAACCAAAAAGAACGGCAACGGAAATGGTAATGGTAATGGTAATGGTTCCAATGGAAATGGAAACGGTGGAGGAGTAAGTGAATCGAAAAGTGGTGATTCTTCTCTGCGTGACTGGTTTGGCAAGAGTAAGTCTAGTGATGGCAAGCCTGGTTGGGTTCAACTGGGTGGGAAATACTCTGGAAAACCCTGTGCCAAGCAACCAGGACAAACCACAAAACCAAAGTGTGGTTCTTCTAAAATGAAACGCAATCTCTCTAAAGATGATGAACAAGCAGCGTTTCGTAGAAAGAATGCAAAGGATCCAAATCCAAATAGATCAGGGAAGGCAATTAACGTGAAGACAGAAGAAACAGTAATCGAAAAAGCAGGCGAGAAAGATGCTTGTTATCATAAAGTAAAATCACGTTATTCAGTTTGGCCAAGTGCATATGCGTCAGGAGCACTAGTCAAGTGTCGTAAAAAAGGTGCTGCTAATTGGGGCAATAGCACAAAGAAAGAAGAAACAGAAATTGGTGAAGCATGTTGGAAAGGTTATGAGAAGAAGGGTATGAAAACTATGTTTGGAAAGAAATATCCAAACTGTGTTAAGAAAACCAAAAAAGAAGAAATTGAAATTACAGATGCATATGGGGAGACATATGCCGTAGTTCAAGACATTGTAAAACCAGAACCACTCAAACTACCAATTAATGCTATTGATTATGATACATATGATATTGATAAGATGACTGAGGCAGTAAGATTGCAAGCAAAAACTGGCAACCTTGTTGATACTGTTTTTAGATTTAGAAGTTCAACTATTATGTTGAAGATGTTCTTTCCTCAAATTTCAGTCCCTAAAAAATCTGATGTTCAAGATCAGATTAATAAAGTATATCCTGGCGCAAAACTGCAAAGTTACAGGGTAACAGACTATGAACCAGGGGAACCGGTTCTCCATGCAGAAGGTGCAGCATGGACAAAAAAATCAGGAAAAAATAAAGAAGGCGGACTCAATGAAAAAGGACGAAAGTCTTATGAAGCGCAAAATCCAGGATCTGACCTTAAGGCACCAAGCAAGAAGGTTGGAAATCCCCGTAGAGCATCGTTCTGCGCTAGAATGAAAGGAATGAAGAGTAAATTAACTTCTGCTAAAACCGCAAGAGATCCAGATAGCAGAATTAATAAATCACTTAGAAAGTGGAATTGCTGAGTAATTTATGTCTGATAATGTATATCTTGGTAATCCCAATCTAAAAAAAGCAAATACTGCAATTGAATTTACTCAAGAACAAATTTTTGAGTTTATGAGATGTAAAGAAGATCCTGTATATTTTGCTAATAACTACATAAAAATTGTTTCTTTGGATGAGGGTCTTACTCAGTTTCATCCATATCATTTCCAAGAAAAATTAATTAATAATTTTCATGAGAATAGATTTAACATCTGTAAAATGCCCCGCCAAACTGGCAAAAGTACTACAGTTGTTTCTTATCTTCTTCATTATGCGGTATTCAATGACTCTGTTAATATTGGCATCCTTGCTAACAAAGCAGCAACTGCTAGAGAACTTTTAGGAAGATTACAAACTGCATATGAGAACTTGCCCAAATGGATGCAGCAGGGTATTATTGCATGGAACAAGGGATCCTAGAATTAGAAAATGGCAGTAAGATATTGGCAGCTTCTACGTCTGCAAGTGCTGTCCGAGGCATGTCGTTTAACATTCTCTTCCTCGACGAATTTGCCTTCGTTCCAAACCATGTTGCAGACTCGTTCTTTGCATCTGTTTATCCTACTATTACTTCTGGTAAAAACACCAAGGTAATTATTGTATCCACACCACATGGTATGAATCACTTCTACCGTATGTGGCATGATGCTGAAAAAGGTAAGAGTGAATATATTCCCACTGATGTCCACTGGTCTGAAGTTCCAGGTAGAGACACTAAGTGGAAAGAGACTACAATTGCTAATACTTCAGAAGCACAATTCAAAGTTGAGTTTGAAT